ACCTTCATGTTCACACCACGCAGCATGTGCAAACGCAGATACTTATCGTTGATGAAGTATGCATAGTTCACGGGGCAATCCTCATCATACATGATCGGTGCACCGTTATGCATCACGCCTTCAAACCCAAGGTCGAACATGCGCTTACCAGCTTTGCCCTCGCTAAGCGGAATGGTCAGCTTATCGCGCACAGCTTGCCGATACATGCGGTAGATATTACGACCAGCGAGAATGATGCTCGGCTTATCCCCCTTCAGTGTAAGGTCCATGAGAATGTCGTCGAACACTTCTTCAATATTCGTGCTGTCCAGACCTCCACCAAATACGTAAGCACTAGTGCGCCATTGAGGCTGAGTAGCACGATTAATACCGCCCAGAGTGCCGGTAGTTGGGTTCGTGGGAATAAGGCTTCCCAGGCCGAGAGGATCAGTGCCGCCACCAACAGCATACAGATATTGGCTAAACTTATCCTTGATAGACTCCTCCAGGACATTCATCTTCTCCTTCATCAGTTTGAAGATGGCGGCGGCTCCGTTGTTTTCGTCCTGCTCTTGGTCACTGATGATGACTGATCCCGCCACACGACTATAGCCGTATTCGACGGTATCGAACTCATCGGTTTGGTTGACGGGAAGTGGAGTATAGTAGCTATACGACGTGATGTTCGGGTTGCGGCCGACGACGAGCGGATTGGTAATATTGTAACCACCATCCTCATACTCCACACGGTCGTTAGCAAACACCCATGCCATCAACGCATTCGACTTGATCGAAGCCATTACCAACTTGCGTCGTGACTTCGTTAGTGTGCTGTGCAGAACATCTGCTACAGCGGGGATAATCGTTCCAACAGGCATAGCCTACCTCATCAGTTTAAGTTGACACCATGTTCTTGCATCGACTGCCTGATAATATCAGACCAGGATGCATTCTCGTTATGCTGCGTAACCGCGCCGTTACCTACGGGTGCGGTTGGTTGTTGCACACTACGACCACCTGGTAGTGGACGTGTTGGTGCCGGTTGCTGCGTCTGCTGAGGTGTAGGCTGCTGCCGTTGTGCAGCTATTTGCTGCTTCAACGGTTGTGTCCAATCGAGTTGGTTCTCGTGTGCCCACCTAATCATCTTGGTATAGGCACTGGAGAGGGACAATCCAGGCTGAGCCTGAAGCATTTCGGACAGAACGTCAAGGTTCTGATGTGCCTCATCATTCTCACCGAGGAAAGTATCGAGATCGACCTGTGCGCGTTGTTGCGCCTCTTGTTGCGCACGTGCCTGTTCACGTTGTTCGGTCAACGGCTGCATCTTACTATCGATCATGCGCTGAATAGCATTCATGTCGATGCCGGGACTAACACCCTGTTCCAGGAACGGTATCGGATAGCCCTTGCTTTTCACTTCCGCGACCAGCGACTCCAGCGTCTTCACTGGATCACGCATAAACTCAGCCATAATCTGAACGGCAACCACCTGATCCTGTGGCGACACATTCAGTCGTTGCGCTTCTTGCGTTACTTGATTAACACTACCAAGTCGTTGCGTTGCCTGCTGCAACTGTTGCTTCAGTTGGTTGTTCTCACGTGCATGGCGTTGACCTTCCTCATACACGCGGCGCTCAATACCACCTTTGGCTACAACTCTTCCACTGATTGGATCAACAAGATCGCGCGTGTTTGGTTGTTCAGCATTCGGAACCTCAACCAAACCATCATGCCTGCGACGAACTGGCGTTGTCGGCTGTGGTTGTGCACCATCCGGGGCAGCACTCGTCTGCGCACTAGTGGGAGATGCACTTGTCTGCGCACCACTATCACTACCACCGCTATCAGGCGCACTACCACTATCCGTCTCCACGTCATCATGGATGTCGGGTATACCGCTAAGGATTGTGTCTTCTGTCGATCCGCTCATGCTGCTGTCCCCTGTTGTGTGCTGCCTTGTGCTTGCAGCATTTGCCTAAATATCTCGGCTGGTGGAATGCCCTGTTGCAGTGCATTACCAATAGCTTGTAGAACAGGCGGTGGTAGCTGTTGCAACGCTTGCACGACCTGCGCAGCTACTTGCATACCACCACCTGCCTGTGGTGCACCGGGCTGGACACCATCTGGCGTTGGTTGTCCAGGGGAACTAGCACCATTACCAACAGGAGGTTGCTGTCCCGGCGCTCCACCTTGTTGAGACTGAGCCATCATCTGCACTTCAGCAGCTATGCTATCCCAGTCTTCTTTCGTAATAACGAACTCATCGAATGCCTCGCTCATCATCTTCAACGAGACCTTCAGTGCACTGGCAGGAGCAGCACGCACATACTGCGCCATAACCTGTCCAATTTGCACAGCCTGTTGCTTCTTCTGCTGACTGGTCAACTTCTGTGTGCTACCACCTACCACTTGCACACTAAACGCACTGTAATCGCGTAGATTATCCAGCGGACGCCAGAACTCAGCAACATCCAGGCCGGTCAACTCCAACACCGTCTGCGGGTCCATGAACTTCAAGCAAAGCTGCGCCAACTTCCAACCAACATCACCAAGTGCATCCTCAATCGCATCCAGACGCATGTCCATGCGCATGTTGCCTTGCGTGCTATAGTAATCGATGGCCTTATTCGTCGTGTTGGTCTTAAATTCACCCCCGCGTTCTACTTCATTCGTGGCCGCGATGCGATCCACGCTCATATACAAGTCCTTCTTATCGAATAGCGGAGCAAACGCAGTGCTTGGTGGCGGTATGCTAAAGATCGCGTCGGTGCCCTTCATTCCTTCAGGCAACTTGATCGGTGTCGCGGTTGCATCCGGTCCCTTCAATATCTTGTCCGCAATCTCCTGAGTAATTCCGGTTTCAGGGTTATAAAAGATATTGCGCCTGGCCCATAACAGCGCACGTCGCTTCTCGTCATTGATCTCGTTGATCTGGTCTTGCTGATCCAGGTAGTAGCTGACTTCACCCTTAGCATACATAGCGACAGGATTTTCATGGAACCACAACTTGGTCAGAGGAAAGAAGCCCTGCAATCCATACGGATCATCCCATACCCATATCGGCCACTTCCAGTCGTTATCAGCATACATCTCCAGTCGGCGTGTGACCTTATCCCACACATACCAAATCTTGGTCATACATGCTTTATCAAACTGATCAGCACTATCAAATCCGTAAGCCGAATAGGCATTATCTTTCTTGCTGAACAGCGAGAATTCCTTATCGTCTCCATCTCCACCACCGCCAGTCAGCACATGCGTCGGCTCGAATATCGACTTCACCTCATCCTTATCATCATCCTTCTCGCCATATATCGCATTGATATACTCAGTCGGCAGCATATCCTCGATCATCATCCAGTTGGCATCACCACCAGCGGGATCACTGCTATTCGGATCAACCAATACTTGGTGAGGCAAACGGATACGCACATACGGACCACTTGGCTGCAAGAACTCGATCTTCTCTTCTAACGCAGTAAGCGCAGCCTCAACTTCCCTAATCTCCTTGTCATCCTTCGCAGCAGCAAGCTTATCCGATAACTGCTGCAAATCCATGGCAGCCTGTTCACTGCTCTTGTCCTTCTGCGTATACCCAACTTCAAACCATGCATTGTTCGTCAGCAATGCAATGATCACATTGCGTTTCGCTTTCGGCTTAATGTTCACACCTGGAATGTTCTTCATTCGGAACAGTGCATTGATTAACTTCTCAATCGCACGTGCGAATGCATCACCACGTTCATCCTTGGTCGGATCAACATCCGGTCGTGCTGTTACCTCAACAACCGGGTTCTTCGCATACAACTCAGGGATTTGTGCATTCACATTCGAGAACACGATATTCTCGGTTGACGAGAAGCGTTCATTCAATCGACGTGCTACATGACGATTACCGCTGACATTAGCATCAGTACCATCGCGATGGTCGGATTGATCATGGTTATAATAGCGAATAGCTTCATCCCATGCATCGATTAGATCCTTCATGCCCTTCTGACTTGCATCTCTACGACTGCGCCATATACCACCACGCTTACTGCTTACAGGTATGCGCGAGTCAGGCATTGCCTTATACACAGCAGGTGGTTCCGCTTCAGCAGGCAGACCAACATCTGCTTGAACAAGCGATTGCTCTAGCGGATCAGCAGCCGTATCGAGTTCAAGTTGTGGATCGTCTTGTTCGAAACTACCGCTCATCTTCAGCGTTCCCTAAATGGATTAGCGTGTCTTAGTGTTTTCGTAAAGTCATCACTCATGGACTGCAATATTTCATCAACCACGGTATTGTTACGACGATCATCTACCATCGCAGACGGACGCAGAAACCTACCGATACGTGCCATGTCCTCACCTTCTGTTCTCACTTGTGGCATAGGAGCATATGGCAAACCACTTGCTGGATCAGGTTGTGGGTTAAGCTGGTTTTGCTTCTCTGCCTCAGCCATTGCAGCAGCGATCTCATCTGAGTAGTTGGATACAGGTCCAGCCATCGATTAGAACCTTCCCAATCCACCGAATAGCAATGCAATTACCAAAACCAAGAACACCAAACCGATAATGCTAATACCGCCATTACCATAATACCCGCTATGGTATCCATAATATCCACCACCACCAAACAACAGCAGGATCAGCAGGATGATAATGATCAGGTTCATTTGTGCCTCGCTTTCGGTCCACTCCGTTGAGCACGCTCAATCTCATGCCATGCCATCCATGCGGGAACCTGATCTGGTTTACCAGTATAGCGTGCCAACCGTGGAC